CCGGACATTACGCTTCCAGAACTGGTTGCCGTTGTTGTCGCGCTTAAAATTGGCCTTTCCGCAAGCTTGGTTAGCGCGCTGCCACCGGAAGCGCAGCGACACTTCGAAGAGGCAAAGACATGACCGAGGATGAGGCGAAGACGAAATGGTGCTTCAGGACCGAGCATAGAGGCCTAGGCAAGTGCATCGGCTCCGCCTGCATGGCTTGGCGCTGGCATGAGCCAACGTATAGGGGCCGGTATGGCGAAACACCAACTGGCGAAGCGCCCACTGAAGGCCATTGCGGCCTAGCGGGGCGCCCATGATCCCCCTCATCAAACAGAAAAGCCCCGTATCCCGCAGTGCCGGTTTGGTTGAGCCGACACTCGACGGTAGCCAACCCATCGCCGGGCGTGGGGCGGGCGAGCCCGGCACCAACACAGACCAGCCGCACCGAACTGCTGGCTGGGACTGCGACGAAAGCTGGGAGCTGGCCACGCCGGAAGCCCTGTCCGAGGTTTTCAACATCAAGCTGGTGGACAAGCAATGACCCTCATCCTCCTCCTCCAACTCATCGGCGTCGTCGTCTGGGCAGGTGCGGAATGATCGACAAACCAGAAATAAAAGTCGGTCAATTGTGGATCACCACGCACGGCAACGCGGTTCGCATTTTGGCGGACAACGCCGAAGGCGCGTTCCCGTTTGTCGGGCAATACGAAGGAAGCAACGTCGATCTCTGGAACGCAAACGGCCAATTAGGCGCGATAAACGCTGAAGGCGAGTTTACGTTCGCTGATGACCGGCAGCGGGAAGACCTGCTTTATCTCGTTGTGGGGCGCCTATGAGGCCGCACAGCTTCCGCTGCCAGTTCAACTGGCACCGCTACGATGAAACCGACGAATTTGGCCGCACGTGGTGTTCCCGCTGTGGAGAACGCCAACCGCGCCGCTTTGCCCAGATTCAAACTGCTGAACAACAGGGCCGGGAACTGAACCGCCCAAAGACACGGGGTCAACGCTAATGCTGTACGCCTTCACCGCAGCCCACCCGCTAAAAGCCGCTGCCGAGCTTCGTGAGGCGGGATATGACGCTTTCTGCCTGATGATGATGGACCGCAGGCGCCAGCACCGTCACCGCGCCAAGGGGCCCGCCAGTTTTAAGCCCAAGCCTGTGATAGCGTTGGCAGGATACGTGTTTGCTCACGATGCCGATGTGTGGAAATGTTCAAAGATGCGGCATGTCGGTCAGCCGGTGAAGTTTGCAGGCAAGGTCAGGCCGATACCTGCAAAAGAAGTTGAATGGCTTTCAAACCCTCCATCTGGCCTTTTCCACGACACTCAGATACCGCGATTTAAGAACCGCCCCGTGCCTCCGCCTGTCAAAATAGGCGATAAGGTGCGATTTGTTTTTGCGTGCGAGCAGGTAGAGGCGCCGGTCATTTCCGTTGATGGCCACACCTTGATTTTACGCATTGCTATGCTGGGCCGCGACACCGTTCGCGTACCCTTGGAAATGGTTGAAACGGTTGCGGCATAGTGCGATAATCGAGCGTGTCAGCTTGTTGTAGCAGGCTGACACGCTCTGACCAATCAACCTGTTAGGAGGTTATCATGGCTGACAAATCGCTAATTGCGCCGGAAGACTTGCGCAAGCTTATTCGTTACGATTCAGAAACCGGTGAAATGTTTTGGCGAGAGCGCTCTCGGGAATGGTTTGCGACAAACCGTAGCCATGTTGTCTGGAACACAAGATACGCAGGCAACCGTTGTTTTCATAAGCCGGACAACCGGGGCTACGCTGGCGGAAAGGTTGTTGGTCATAACTTACTTGGCCATAGGATTGCATGGGCTTTGCATCATGGAAAATGGCCTGCTGCAGAGATTGACCATTTGAACGGCGACCGCATGGACAATCGGATTGCAAACTTGCGGGCGGTTGATTTTGGCGAGAATTGCAAAAACCAAAAGCGCTCTTTGCGCAACACGAGCGGCGTTACCGGCGTGCACTTCAACAGAAACCTGCAAGTGTGGATCGCATCAATCAAGCACTGTGGCCGAGCAGTTCACCTTGGCTGCTTTAAGAACTTTGCGGATGCGGTCAGCGCTCGAAAGGCCGCTGAGGTCACTTATGGGTATCATCCCAACCACGGCCGCCCCGGTTGACAACAAAGACGAACCGCTACAATCCTGAGGCGCCTAACGTGGTTCCGCACGCAGCCTTAGGGCCGAGCCGCGCACGTTACGCTAGATGGCGAGCCAACTGCGGCGCCATCCAGTGCAAAGCATTGCTTGAAACACAGCGCGACAGTGAGCCGGGCCCCGGACCACCCCAGATGCTCCCCTGACCCCAAGCCGGGCAACCCGGCTCTCTCCCGCGCTGACAGGAGAACCCCATGACAGACCGCTACACCGAACTGGTACGGCAGGCGTATGAGGCGCAGCAAGCCCGTGAAGGCGAGCGCTATCAGTCGCTCACGTCTGACCTTGCCCAGATTGACGCTGACCTTGAAGCCCTCGCTGCCAAGCGTGAAGGCGCCGTTGCCGCCCTTGAAAGCATGGACGATGCCGTTGAAGCCGCCAAAGACGCGCTTGTCACGTATTTCAGCGGCGAGGCTGACGACGACATGTTTGAGCCGGAAAAGCCTGACGTGTCGCAGTACCTCGACCCGTGGGCAGATCACCCGTCCAGCGACGAGTTCTCCACCCCCCGCGCTAACGGCGCTTATGCCGAAGCTGACTAACCCCACGAAAGGGCTGACCCATGAAGAACATTGACCTCCCCACGATCGGCAACGCCCTCGCTGGCCTCGCCCTTGCGTTCCTGGTGGACAACATCGCCCTTGACGGCGCTGTCACAAAGGCCCTGCCGTCCGAGTTCGTCGCCCTCGTTGGCTTCGTGATCTTCGCTGGCGCAGCGTTCTACGGCTACAAGGCCGCGAAGCGTAACGCCTGATGCTGTTCGCAGCCGCCATCCTGTTCTGCCTCGGGCTTGGCCTGTTCATCGCAATCGCCAGCCAGGCTTGGCCGGAGGGGTGAATGACCGACCGCTACATCAAAGTGTTGCAACAGGCGAAAACAATCATGCGCGGCCTCAAGCCTCGCGGGAACGCCATTGTTGCCACACAGGACGAGAACGAGACGCTAGACTACAGCGTCAACTGGTCCGGCTGGCTTGGCTCTGACACCATTGCAAGCGTCTCTAACGTCGTCACCGGCCTCAGCATATCCAATGCCAGCAACACGACCACAACGGCAACGTTCCGCCTCTCTGGAAGCATCTCTGGTTGGCTGGAACACCGTATCACCACAGCAGGCGGGCGCACCAAGGAGTTGCTGATCCTGCTGGAGGTGTCTGGGTATCCGGTGAAGGACGATTATGGGCTCCGCATCCGCGCCTAAGTTGCGGGTTTTTGGTTTGAGGCAGACGAATTGACGCCTCTACACTACGCGAGATAGCAAATGAGCCTCACACAGCAGCAAGAGCGCTTCTGCCAGCTCATAGCGCAGGGCAAGAACCAGACCGACGCCTACATGGAAGCAGGCTACAAAGCCAAGGATGCTATCGTGGCCAAAGCCGCTGCAAGCCGCCTGTTTGCTAATGTTAACATTGCTAACAGGGTGCAAGAGCTTCGCCAGTCCGTAGCGGGTGAAGCCGAAGTCACGCTGAAATGGCTTCAGGACAAAGCCAAGGAATTGCTGATCGAAGCGCAAGCCGCTGGCCAGTACGCCGCTGCAAACGGCTCCCTCAAAGAACTGGGCATTCTGACCGGATTCCGCGTTGAGAAGTCTGACCGCACGAACCGCACCGTAGAGGATACGAGTGACCTGACCCGTGATGAACTTTACCGTATCGCCAGAGGAAGCCGCGAAGGAACTGCTGCGCCGGGAATTGGCCAAGGACAGCTTAATTGACTTCACGCGCTACACGTACCGCGACTATCGCCCGGCGCCGCATCACAGGCTGATTGCTGAGAAGCTGGAAGCGGTAGAGCGCGGCGAAATCAAGCGGCTCATGATCTTCATGCCGCCGCGCCACGGAAAGAGCGAGCTGGCATCGATCCGCTTTCCGGCTTGGTTCCTTGGGCGCAACCCCACGCGGTCAATTATCGCCGCAAGCTATAACAGCGACCTAGCCGGAGACTTTGGTTACAAGGTGCGCGAAGTGGTCAGGAAGAACCATTTCAGCAACGTGTTTGATGGTGTTGGGCTGGCAAAGGACAGCCAGGCGGCAAACAGGTGGCGGCTCAACACTGGCGGATCGTATGTGTCGGCAGGTGTGGGCACAGCGGTTACGGGGCGCGGCGCTGACGTTCTGTTGATTGATGACCCGTTCAAGGACCGCGAGGAAGCCGAAAGCGAGACAATGCGGGAGAAGGTGTATCGCTGGTACACTTCGACAGCCTACACCCGCTTGGAAGGCGACCTGACTGAAGAAGAACTTGAAGACGACGACATCTGGCGGGACTTTGAGGCACAGGTAGAGACAGGGCAGGCCGAGCCGTTTGAAGGCGCCGTGGTGGTCATTCAAACCCGCTGGCATGAAGACGACCTGTCAGGCCGCTTGCTGGAAGCCGAAGCCAAAGGCGGCGATCAATGGGAAAAGCTGATCCTGCCCGCAATCATGAGCAACGGCGAAGCGCTGTGGCCTCAGAAGTACCCGCTGAACCGCCTGCAAAAGATCAAGGCAGCGATTGGCCCGCGTGACTGGGCTTCACTGTATCAGCAAGAGCCAGCGCCCGACGACGGTACGTTCTTCCTGAAAGCCTGGTTCAAACGCCACGAAAACCCGCCTGAGCGCTGCCACGTTTACATGACCAGCGACTACGCGGTGACCGAGGGTGACGGCGATTACACCGAACACGCCATCTGGGGCGTAGATGGCACTGGCCGCATCTTCCAGCTTGACTGGTGGCATGGCCAGACCGCTTCGGACGAGTGGATCGAACAGAAGCTGCACATGATCCGCAAGTGGAAGCCCATCTGTGCGTTTGGCGAAGCCGGTGTGATCCAGAAAGCAATCGAGCCGATGCTGAAACGCCGCATGACCGAGACATCGACGCGCTGCCGCATGGAATGGCTGCCAAGCATTCACGACAAGGCGACCCGTGCCCGTGCGTTCCAGAGCCGGGCTGCAATGGGCGAGGTTTCATTACTGGACGATGAGAGGGGAGAGCGCGTGTTGAAACAGTTGTTAGCCTTCCCAGCCGGTAAGCATGACGACGCTGTAGACGTGTGCTCGATGATGGGCCTTGCGCTGGACATGGCGCACCCGGCCATTGTGCCGCTCGCCCAGCCCAAGCCGCAAGCGTTCAGCGATTACCGCGCCAAGGCGCCAGACGGGGATAGTTGGCGGGTATGATTGCGGGCAAGCCTCAGACAGAGAAATACGGCGGGCCTGATCCGGTGAACAGCGAGTTCGCCGGGAAGGACATTGCGACCTACAAGAAGTGGGTGCGCCAAGCCGAGGACGCGCACAACGAGGCGCGCAAGCTGTCTCACCGTGACCGCGACTGGTACGACAACTACAATGACACGCAATGGGACGAGCGCGAAAAGCAAATCCTGATGCGGCGCGGCCAGCCGATTGTCACCATGAACCGCATCAAGCGAAAGGTGAACTTCCTGTGCGGTATCGAGCAGAAGGCGCGCTCTGATCCGAAAGCCTTTGCCCGCAAGCCGGGGAACGAGGAACAGGCCCAGGTTGCCACGGACGTCCTTGACTACATCGAGAACACGATCCGCTTTGACAAGATCGCCTCGTCCTCGTTCAAGTGCCTCGCCATTGAAGGCATAGCGGCCATCGACATCTGTTACGAGAAAGGCGAAGGCGCGTTTGGCATTGTCGGCAAGGAAATCGACTTTGACCAGTTCTTCTATGACCCGCGCTCGCGCCGTGCTGACTTCTCCGACGCCCGGTATCTGGGGTATCACAACTGGTACGACCTTGAAGACGCGCTGGCGCTGTTCCCGGACAACCCGGACGCTGAGGCCGCGCTCAAAGGCTCGCTGACGGGCGACACGACGGACGAAGGCTATGACGACAAGCCCCGGTTCCGCTGGGGTGATGAAGACCGGCAGCGGGTCCGTGTGGCGTGTATCTACTGGCGCGCTCCTGATGGCGTCTGGAACTATGCGTATTTCTCTGGCGGCGGTGTGCTGGACGAAGGCGAGAGCAAGTACGTCGATGACAAAGGCGTGCCCACATGCCCCATCATTGCAGCGTCTGCTTATGTGACCCGCGAGAACGAGCGGTACGGCGTTGTGCGCGACATGATCGGGCCTCAGTCCGAGATGAACTATCGCCGGTCGATGTCGCTGTTCCTGATTAAGAACCGCCGCATCTGGTCCAAGGCTGGCGTCTTCCCGCCGGACACGAACCCGAAGGAAGAAGTAGCACGGGCTGACGCGCACCTGATTGCGAACGGGGAATATGGTACGGATTGGGGGTTCATTGAAAGCCAGGCCGAGGTTTCACAGAACTTCGAGCTGCTTCAGGACGCGAAAAACGAGATTGACGCGCAGGGTCCGAACGCTGGACTTCAAGGGCGCGGCGTTGAGAACCAGTCAGGCCGGGCCATCCTTGCCCAGCAGAACGCGGGCCTCGCTGAAGAAAACACGCTCTACGACACGCACAATGACTGGAAGCTGCGTGTCTACCGCGCATTCTGGGCTAGGGCGAAGCAGTTCTGGACCGAGCCCATGTTCCTGCGGATCTCGGATGACGAGGCACCGGAAGGCGCACGGTTCACGCCGGTCAACCAGCCGATGATGCCGGGCCAAATGCAACCGGGCCAGCCAATGCCGGCGCAAGCCCCTCCGATGGGCGGTGTGCCGGGGATGGGGATGCCGGGTCAGATGCCGCCGCAGATGCCCCAGATGCCGCCCCAGATGGGCAATGTGATGCCCATGCCGATGGGTATGCCTCCGATGCAGCCCCCTGTGCAAAACGCGCTCGCTGAAATGGATGTGGACATCATCATTGAAGCCGCTCCGGACATGATCACGCTGCAGCATGAGCAGTTCGAGCAACTGACCGCGATGGTACAGGCCGGGGTTCCGATCCCGCCGGATGTGCTGATCGAGGCCAGCCAGCTCCGCAACAAGAAGCAGCTTGCCGAGAAGCTGGACGCAGGAATGCAGCTCCAGCAAGCCCAGCAGCAATTGCAGGAAATGCAGAAGCAGCTTCAGCAGGCACAGGCCGAATTGCAGAAGGCGCAGATGCCCAAGCCGGAAGCTATCAACCCGCTGGACATGGCACGCGCTCAGGACCTCGCCCGCAAGGCTGACAGAGACGATGCGCTGGCGCAGGCCACGATACGCGACACAGACGCAGGCATTGCCCTGAAGGCCGCTCAGGCCACGCAGGCGCAGGCCAGTGCTTACAAAGCGGTAGAGGACGCCAACCGTCCGCCGCCAGCGCCCAAGGCGCCGCCGAAAGGCTGAGTTCACCAGACATGGGCCGCAAGGCCGATAGCGCCGCCGCCGGGCGTACTCGGGCGATTCAGGCCGCCGCTGTTACGGGCGTTTGGAGATGATGATGAGTGGAGAAAAGGACTTTCTTGACGAGTTTGCCGAGCAGGATGCTGCCCTTGAACCCGTTCAACAACCCCGGGAAAACGTGGAGCCCGCTGGAAGCGGATCACTGCGCGGACCCGATGGGAAGTTCGTGCGGAAGGAAGCAGCCGAAAAAGCAACGCAAGCCGAAACGGGCGCAAAAGAAGCTGCCGGAATGCAGCAGATCACCGAGCCGCCGTCGGATGATGAAGAAGGTGCCCAAGTCCCTCTTTCGGTTGTCAAAGCCCTACGCAAGGAACTCCAGGAGCTAAAACGCTCTCAGGGACAGGCAACCCAAACGCAACCCAAGGCGCCGGAGTTTACCGGGCCACAGGTCGCATTTGAACAGGACCCGCGTTCTTACCTCGAACAGACGCTGCACGCCCAGAAGATGCAGATGAGCATGTTCATGGCAAGCCAGCAGCATGACGAGGCAACCGTTCGTGAAGCATGGTCAGCCTTTGACGAGGCCTGCCGGAATGACCCGGCGACTTCGGCCTACAGCTACACGCTTCTTCAGCATCCTCACCCGATGGGCGAGCTGGTGAAATGGTACAAGCGCGAACAGCAATTGCAGATGTTGAACGAGGCGGGGTCACTTGAGGCCCTCATTGAACAGCGTCTTCAAGCCATGCAAGGCGGGCAACCGCAGG